CAATACCAAAAAGGTGAAAGAGGAGAAAACGGTAAACAAAAAGGAAAAGCATTTATCGTTAGAAAACAAATCACCGATGATTTGTGGAAAAATCATATCGAAGGTAAAGGACCTGCATTGGGAATTATCCCAATTACCGAGTCCAATACTTGTAAGTGGGGCTGCATTGATATTGATGAATATAATCTCTCTCATAGTGATCTTATATCTAGGATCCGCAGTTTAAAATTACCTCTCATTATTTGTAGAAGTAAGTCTGGTGGAGCCCACGTATTTTTATTTACAAAAGAATTTATATCTGCTGCACTTATGCAGCAAACTCTCAAACGAATCTCAAAAGTTTTAGGATATGAGGGGTCAGAAATATTTCCAAAACAAACAGAGATACTTGTGGAACGTGGGGACAC